ATCTTTACCAAGTGGCTCATCTCTTGAATTACCAAAGATTGTTTTACAAACATCAGATAAAATTCAAGCACAAACAGATGACGCATCTGGAAACTGTGATATTCATTTACAACTATTAACGGATGTAAGCTAAAACATGGCAGGGTATATCGGACAAGCACCTGCAAACAAGTTTCTTACACTTGACAAGCAAACTTTTACTACGAGCGCCACCGATACATATTCACTAGATAAAACAGTTAGTTCAGCTAACGAAATTGAACTTTTTTTAAATAATGTAAGACAAGAGCCGATTGAAGCCTACACTGTAAGTGGCAACACATTAACACTAGCTTCAGCAATAACTTCATCAGATACTATGTATTGTATTTATCAAGGCAAAGCAATTGGCAGTATTTCCCCTGCAACTAATAGTGTTTCAAATGATATGTTAGTTAATTCTTCATTAAGTGTTAATGGAACATCTATATCTCTAGGTGCTAGTGGAACAATATCAGCAGGTATTACCGAAGCAGACGGATTTAGATTAACAGCTGATTTTTCAACTAATAGTGCAACAGTGACTGGATTTGAAAGAATTGATGATGCAACATTTTCAAAAATAGGAACAGGAATGACAGAATCAAGTGGTGTTTTTACTTTTCCAACTACAGGTTTATATATGGTCACTGCAAATTGTACTTTTCAAACAAATAGTCCTGACTTATTTTCAGCAGTTATAGGTCAAGTATCTACAGATAGTGGCTCAAATTATGATAATGTATTTAGAGCAATTTTTGGCTATGAAGGTCCTAATACTTCTTTTAATACAAATTCACAAAGTAGTTATGTTAATGTGACTAACGCATCTACTTTTAGAATGAAATTTACTACAGATAGTTTTGGCTCTGGAACAAATATTAATGGTAATACAAACGAAAATTTCAGTGCTTTCTTTTTTATTAGATTGGGAGATAGTTCATAAAATGAGTTATATAGGCAAGCAACCAGTAGCAGGAAACTTTCAAAAATGTGATGCAATCACAGACAGTACAAATAAAAAAACATCTGCTAAACAAAAACTCCAAGACTTAGGATTAACAGTAGATGAAATTAAGGAGGCATTTGGTATCTAATGGCATTATCTAAAATACAAGCATTAAGTTTAGACACAGGTGTTGGTGGAAAAGTTTTACAAGTAGTGTCATCTAAATTTGAATTAAATCAAACCAATAATTCTACATCTTATGCTAGTACAAATTACGCTTTGTCTTTAACACCCTCATCTACTTCTAGTAAAATTTTTGTTAAATTTAATGGTAAATTTTATATGGATGGCAATAGTCAAGGAAACGATATTGCAGGTAAAATAAAATTAGTAAGAACAATAGGTGCAACATCTGATAATATAATGGAAGATGATGGAATACCTAGAATTGGAATGAATCATTCTGGTTATCTATTTGGTACACATCAAACTGAATACTTAGATAGTCCTGCAACAACCTCATCTGTGGAGTACAGAATACATATAGCTATTAAAGTTTCTGGAATGGTAATTTCATTACCTTCGGATAATGGCGATTCATCAGCTACATTAATGGAGATTGCAGGATAATGAATAATATAATGAAATTTTTTAAAGCACTTAATATATTAAGACCAAATACAGAATGTACTTTTAGTGGAGAAATATTAACAGAAAATGATTTTAATAATATTCAATGGAAAACAGGTGAAGATGAAAATGGTAATATGATAAGTACCAATGTTTGCCCACATTCAGAAATTACTTGGACACTTCTAAAAACAGAAATGGATAGTTTATAATGGCTAGTTATATCGGAGCAACTCCACAAATAGGTGGCTATCACAAGCTAGATGCAATTACCACAGACGGCAGTGCATCTTACACAATGCAATTAAATTCTGGAAACTTTGTTCCAGAAAGTGCTAATCATTTAATCGTATCTGTTAATGGTGTTATCCAAGCACCTACTGATTCTTTCACAGTATCTGGCTCAACGATAACTTTTGCATCTTCTTTAAGTGCATCTGACACCATAGATTTTATCATGGCATTAGGAAATACTTTAGATATTGGAACACCTAGTGACGGAACTATCTCAGCATCTAAATTAGCAACTACATCTATTACAGGACAAACTGCTGAAACATCAGCTAACGATAGTGACAGTTTATTAATTTATGATGATAGTGCGACTGCTCTAAGAAAAATGACTAGAGCAAATTTCTTAACAGGTGTTGGTGGTGCTAATACACCTGCTTTTGAAGGCAAAAATAATACAAGTCAAAGTATGTCTAATAACACTTATACTAAAGTGACTTTTGGCACAGAGAATTTAGACACTGACAGTTGTTTTGCATCTAGTAGATTTACACCAACAACCTCTGGTAAATATTTTGTTTATAGTACCCTTACTATTCAATGTGGTGCAAATGTAGGTCATGCAGGACATATACAAATTAGAAAAAATGGCTCAGCAATATTTTTGGCTCAGTCTAATGATTATCCCAATACTACAATAAACATGTTTTGTGTATCAGCTAGTGCTATAGTGGAATTAAATGGTTCTACAGATTATGTAGAAATATATGGACTAGGTGAAAATAGTAGTGGTACACCAGCATTATTAGGTGATGCAAATGGTAGTTGTATTTTTGGGGGGTATAAAATAATAGAATAATGGCACAATTATATTCAAAAATTAGACAATATGTAGGAAGTGAAGTAGATTTCTTTAATGATGTAATCTTACAAGATGACGGACAAGGTGCGTATATTAAAGAATGGAATTTAGATACTGCTCAACCTACACAAGCACAACTAGACGCATTAGAAACACAAGCAGATGATTATGAATTTAATTTAGGTCAAATTGCAAAACGCAAAGCAGAATACGGAACTGCTGAAAGCCAAATGGAAAATATTATTGAAAATGGTTTAGAAGCAGAACAAACTAGAATACAATCAATTAAGGATAAATATCCTAAGAGGTAAATATGGCATTAATTAGAATTAAATCAGAATCAATGGATTTATCAGATGACTACACCTTTACAGGTACAGTGAGTGGTGCAGGTGGTGGAAAACTATTACAAGTAGTTTCTAATACTAAATCAACTGTGTTTAGTACAAATGCAGGTAGTCTTGTTGATACAGGATTTGATGTTGTCATAACCCCAAGTTCTACAAGTAGTAAAATATATGTGCATTATGATACTGGTGTTTATCAGGGTAATGGTGGTACTAATTTTAATCTAGCTATTTTTAGAGATGATACAGTAAATTTACATAATTCAAGTTTGAATCATTTTTTAAGACTTGCTACAAATGACCAATATTATGCAACATCATTATCCGCTTATGATACCCCTAACACAACTAGTGCAGTGACTTATACTTTATATGCTAAAAGTTCATCTACTGTTCATGTGCCTACAGGTGGTCAATTTGCAACAGTAATAGCTATGGAGATACAAGGATAATGATAATAGAAGCAATACTTAAAATAAATCCTAACGCAAAAGTATCTGTGGATGGTGATGATATTAATACTTGTGAAATTCAATGGCACGATAACACAACACCAATAAGTAAAGCAGATATTCAAGCACAATTCCCAACTGTAGAACTTGATATAGCTATGTCATCTTTAAGAAAAAAAAGAGATGAACTACTTAATGAAACTGATTGGATAGTCACTAAAGCAAAAGAAACAGGTACAACAATCCCAACTGCTTGGAAAACATATAGACAAGCACTAAGAGATATTACGAATGATTTAACTACTGTTGATGAAATAGAAGCAGTAGTCTTTCCCACTAAACCCTAATGGATAAACTTCATATATTCTATAAGAGAGTATATGAGGCATCTATCCCTTGTGCGATATTAATGGTGCAAGGAAACATTCTAGGACTAACTCCCAAACATATATTGATTGCATTAAAGACAGGAATACTCACAGGATTTCTTGCTATGGTTTTATCTTTTATTCCCTTATTGAAAAAACATTATGACAATAAAATTATCTTATCATTTGTCATTTTTACTTGTACAACATCAGCAGATTTATTAACCCACCCTACTCATTTTGGGGGTGCAACAACGGAAGCACTTGCCACAGGATTAGGTGCAGTGTTAATATTCTTAGGGGTAAAATATGCAAGTAGATTTAAATCTTAAAACAATCGGAATAGTTCTAGGTCTATTAAGTGCCTTAATTGGTAATGTCTTTGTAGCAGGTAAAATCTGGTCAGACCAACAATTACACATGGAAAAGATGAGCAAACTAGAAAAGAAGGTAGAGGACATATCTAACTTGTATGATGTTAAGGCGAGTATTTTGCACTTGGAAAATAAGTTAGTTCAGATAGAATTTTTCTTAGGTATGATACAACCAGAAAGTTGTGATTTACCTCATAACGCAGGTAAAACAGATTGTAAATAAGGAGGCATTATGGCTACACAAAAAGAATTAGAAAAACAACTTAAAGAAGCAAAAAAAGAATTAAGAGAAATTAGAACACATAATCAGTTCTTATTAGATAGATTAGAAATAGCACACGAAAGAAATGCTGAAATCAGAAAACAAATGATGACTATGACCTTTGAAGATGTGATTAAAACACAAAAAGAATTAGCTGAGTATCAAGAGAAGATTAAGAAGGATAAGGAATTGATTGAAGCATTTGATAAACAAAAAGAAGTCAAACTAGGCGAGTTAGGTGCATAATGGCTAATATGACGAAGTTAGAGATTGGTGAAAAGGTAGAGGTATTAATCACCAAGCTAACAGTCATGGAAGAAAAAATTGACCACCTTACAGAAGGTCTAAATAACGCTAATAGAAAAATAGAAGATTTAGATACATCAATTAAATACGCCAAAGGTGGTTTAAAAGTTCTAGTAGTTATTGGAACTGTGACTGCAATACTTGTAGGTTTCACTAAATTATTAGGGGTTATTAAGTGACTTTAAAGGTCATATTCCTATTAGGGTGGTTTTGCCTTGATGGTGAATGTGTATCAATAAACGAAAAACATCAATCTGTAGAGGATTGCAAATTTCAAGGAATACAATTAAAGTCAATCTTAGATGAACAGAATATTCGTAAATATTTTCTTACTTGTCTTGATGTTACTCCCACCACTTATTAGATAATGGACGAGAAACAGCAAAAAGGCGTAGCGTCTGAATTGATTGCTGAATACTATTTAACCAAAGCAGGATATTTTGTTTATACCAAAAAATCAGTTCAATCCGCAGTTGACCTAGTTGCTATTAATCCAGAAACAGGTGAAGTTTTATTAATTGATGTAAAAACAGCTAGTTTAAGAATGAGTGGACAGAAAAAAGGTTCAACCATTCGCAGAGTATTATCTGAAGAACAAAAAAGATTAGGTGTTTGTTTTCTTTATGTTTATGAAAATAAAATGTGTGAATTGATTAATTATGAAGATGACAATATGATAACAAAAATTTTAAATGAAGTATTAGACTAAGGAGGACGAATGAGAATAATAAAAGTGGGCAACCAAATACGACTAACAATGACTAACGAAGAACTAGCAGAAGTGACAGACCGCAATAGTATTGATATGCACATCGGTCACGTTAATTCTTTACAGCAAGACTTAAGTAAGGTTTTGACAGAATTACTACCAAAGGTTAAAAAGAAAAAGAAATGAATATAGAACGATTAAAGAAACAAGTTATCGCTAATGAAGGTGTCAGAAAGACCGCCTATAAAGATACATTAAATAATTGGACGATTGGCGTTGGTCATTTAATTAAACTACCAGATGAAGAATATTTATTGGATAAAGAATTAACTGATATTGAAGTTGACCAAATATTTACGACTGACTTAAATCAAGCAATAGATGATGCAAGAAAATTTATTGATGCTGATAGTATTCCAGAAGAAGCATTCCACGTAGTTATTGATATGGCATTCAACTTAGGATTACCAAAGCTGATGGCATTCCAAAATTTTCAACAAGCATTAAGAGATAAAGATTTTGTCAAAGCAAGTTTTGAAATGTTAGATAGTCTTTGGGCAAAACAACTACCTAATAGAAGTAAACGATTAGCGAAACAAATGAGAATGGTTAATGTTAGATAAAATATTAAGCGGTGGTTTAGTTGGAACTGTCGGTAAGATAATAGATGAGTTACACGTTTCTGAAGAAGAAAAAGGTAAAATAAAAATACGCCTTAAAGAATTAGAAAATGAAATTAATTCAAAACAGATAGACGTTAATATTGCTGATGCTAAATCAACAGCGACTGACATATCTGGAATACTACAAAGAAGTTGGCGACCATTAATTGGTATTAGTTGTGCCTTTGCAATCTTTTGGGAATATGTCGCTAAACAATTTACATTATTTTTTTTAGCACTTTTTTCTATTGAAACTGCACCACTACCTAGTTTAGATTTAGACGCCTTAATGCCTTTGGTTCTTGCTTTACTTGGTATGGCAGGAATTAGAAGTTTTGAGAAAGTGAAGGGAGTCACAAAATGAAAGAATGGTTAATGGACAAAGTTAATTGGGTATTATATGAACTTGACCCGTATTGGACTTGGGGTAATCTTTGGAAACTAGCAATCATTGTTTTGGTTGTCTGGTTTGGTCATTCATTAATGCACTAATGATTACAACATCTAGTAGTATATCGGAACTTTATACAAAGAAGATTGTAGGAAGTAAAAAAGATAAGAAGCGAACAGCGATGCCTAAAAGTAAAACTATTAGATTAAAAATAAAAAAGGCAAGACTACCGAAATAATCTTGCCTTTGAATATATACACAAAATTATGATTAAATCATATATGGTTCTCCCTGTTGTTAATTAATAAAATTATAATAAATATGAAATAGAAATGAAGTACAAATTAGGTGATGAACTAACGATTAGATTTTATGACCATATGTCAGAAACACCTATTTGGCACGACAAACAATATATAAGCAAAGTTCCCACCCCTATAGGTTCAGCAAAGGGGTATTTTATAGAAGAAGATGAAATTTCAATAAAAATAGCCAGTATGGTGATGTTTGACACTAAAGGACGTATTGTTGATATGGGTAGCTGTCACATCATTGTTAAAGGTGCAATCATAGACATCAAAAATAGCTAAATTTTCCGTTTTAAGGCGTTTTGAGGGGGTATTTAGCAAATATCCGATAATATACTCATTAGACATAAAAAAAGGGTGTCTGCCGAAACAAACACCCAAAGTACAGGAGGAATACCCTATCAAAAAACTAGAAAGATAGAGTAAGCAAATATTAGTTCAAAATCCCCAAAAAACAATGCAGAAATAATTATAAAAAAAATATAAATTAGCTATTGCAAAAGTTATAAAAAAAATGCTATAAATAATTATGAACAAAAAACAGGAGGTTCAAGTGACTTTAACAAAACTAGAAAAACTTTTTTTAGAAACTTTTATTAAAACATTTGCTTTGTCAGATGGTTCAAATTCTATCTTTTGGGGTAGAGCAAAATATGTTGCAGAAATTTGCAATATGTCAATTAACACACTTAAAGGCGTATTTGGTTCTTTAGAAAAAAAGGGAATTATCTATTTAGAAGAAACTGAACATAGAATGATTTTTAATGGTCGCAGAATATCTTTTATTAAAGATAACAAACTTTGGTACTTCAATATGCCTGTGTGTGCCGATAACTACGCACCTGCTACAATAGAATTTATTGAAAGCAGATTAAATTCTAAACAACACAAACAATACTTACAAAACAGGGGGACTGCCTAAGGGCAGTTCCTTACAGGAGGTACAATAATGTCTAAACAATATTATATTTCTATCGGTAAAAATTCTATTTACTTCACTCTTAGATTTATTGAGGGTGATGATGATTATTATTTAAAGAATTTATCTACTGATAAAAATACTGCTATCAAATTAGCTAATAGTTTTGTTGTTAAAGCTAATGATGGTGTTCTATTAACCACTGACCCAACTTTAATTGTGACAGGTAAAATTGGTGACGCTAAAGTTGAAAGAAAAACTAAATCAGTAAAGTTAGGTAATGATGCTGTTCCTTTAAAAAGAACTAACAACATCAGTTCTGGTGTTTCATATCCTAAAGAACATAAACACCCAACTGTATGGGAATGGAATAATTGGAAAGATAAACAGTCAGCTAAAGAAATGTATTCTAATCCTATCTGGCAGAATATTAGAAAAACATTCTTAAGAGATGTTTTTAATAGTGTTCAAGGTAGAACAAGTTGGTGGACTGTTTGTAGATTTAGAACACATCTTAGAAAATATTTAAAAGGCGATTATAGTGATGGTTCTTATTTACAAAGCAGTTTTCAATTAGATATGTATGTGACTATGCTACAGAAAAATTCTATTTCTGAAAATGCTTTAAGAATTATTGCTGACATTTATGCTAAAAATTTTGGTCGCAGAAATTCTAGTTCATACGAAGAAATGTTTAACAAAGTTATGGAGGTACAAAATGTTTAACGATTTACTTACTATCATAGTCCACTTAGGTATGGTGGCATTTATATTATATTTTATTAAAATCATATTTGAGGAAAGGAGGTAATATGAACATAGAAAACGTAATCAAAGTTAATTTTCCGAAACGTAATGATAGGAAACTAACGACACTTGCTTGTTATGACGATACAAAGAACAAGCTGAAAAAACTAAAAGGCGATTACAAAATATCTGACCCAGACTTGTTAGATTTGTGCGTTAATGAATTATTGAAAAACAGGAGTAAATAATGAAAGAAAAAGAAGTATGTACTATTTGTAATGGGAACGATTACTTATACGACCCAATAGAAAATACAGTACAACAATGTCCAGTATGTACAGCACTGGGAAAACTATACGAAGCACAGGAGGTAGAAAATGAAACAACAACTAAAACCATTCCAACACATCATTGACATCTTAGTCAAAAGAGATGGTTGGTTACAAGTTCCGTTAATTCAAAAGGAGGTAATAAAAACTAATGGGAAAAATACTTATACTACTTATTCTTTTAACAACTTCTTGCACTTACACACCGATAGTGGACAGCAGGGGAAACAAAGGTAAAGAAGTGAGTTATAGATATACTGACGATTTACAAACTTGCAGAGCAATCGCAGATGAAAATACATCTGACGTTATGGAAGCAAGTAAGGTTGTCTATAACTGGTATGTACGTCCATCTTTACTCTGGTTGCCAGATAAGTGGGAGTACGATTATAAAAGATTGGTAAATACTTGTATGACTAATCGTGGTCATAGTATATTATCAGAAAGCTAAGACAGGAGGTAAATATGAACTTAGTAGAAAAGCTGTTTAATATTACTCATAACATTGAGAATATTGTGCAGGGTAAAACCAATGGCGTTCCTTATAAAATAACTTCGTGGAATGAAGTGAATGATAAAGTTCGCACCCAACTACAAGAACAAAAAGTATTAATCATACCAAAAGTTCTTGAACATACTAAAGAAGGCAATCTGACAACCGTTAGAATGAATGCCGAAATTATCAACGTAGAAAATCCATCAGACAAAATCACAGTAGGTGATTACTTTGGCTATGGTGTTGATAGTTCAGACAAAGGTGTAGGTAAAGCAATATCCTATGCTTATAAATATTTACTGATGAAGTTATTTATGACTGCTATCGGTGAAGATGAGGATAGCGAATTTTCAAATCCTCAATACAAACAACCAGTCAAACAAACAACCAAAGGAGGTTTATAAATGGCAACTTGGTTAAACTTATTTAAGAACGATAAGAAAACAGAAACAGACAATCAACCACTATACAGAAAT